AAAAGAAATCGGTGAACAGAGAGTTGACTTAATCGAAGTTCGTGCTAGACAAGAACGAAAGAATTGGTCAATCTTTGAGTTGAAACAACTTATCGAGTACTACAAGAAAGAAGTAAAAAAACTTCTTGTAGAAAAGAATTTAACATTATAAAGTTGTGGAGTATAAGACTTGTAAAATTTGCGGAAAGCATAAGCCAAGAACTGGTCTCTATTCGAACTACAAGAACTCATCGAGTTCTACAAGAAGGAAGTAGAGAAACTTAAAATAGAAAAGAGCTATGACGAATGGAAGTGAAATCTTTAAGAATGAAACAATGACCTCGCTAGAGATAGCCGAGGTAACGGGTAGAAATCACAAGGATGTGATGCGTTCTATCAGAGAAATGGAAGAAGCATGGGTTAAAGTCAACGGGCGCAAGTTTGCGCTGGTACCATTGATTGAGAAATAAAATTCAAACAGAATAGATTATATATGAGTAAATTCGGTACAAAGATTAAAGTAGAGTTAGTGACGCATGGTTGTTTCCCGACAAAGGCGTATGAGACGGATGCCGCTTACGACCTTCATGTAGCAAAGGATATGGAGGTGGCTCCTTACGCTCGCTATTACGTTCCGCTCGGGTTTAAGATTCAGCTTCCATACAATGTGAAGATGCTGATCCAGCCACGCAGCGGTATGTCGGGCAAAGGCATGCAGCTTGACGTGTACTTCCCTTCTTGGATGAAGGGCGGTCGATTGGGCAAGGTAAGAGAGAACCTTGATGTGATTCTCGGCTTGATAGATTGCGGATATGGCGATGAGGTCCACGCCATCGTGAAGTCGGGCAGGTGGAAATGGAAGAATCGCATTTTGCGACTCCTCGGATTCAAGTTCGTTCTCCCTTATAGCTGGCGCATTTGCCAGGGTGCCTTTACTTATGTTCCAGATGTTAACTTGGAACTCGGTATGGTAACCGGCACAAGAAAAGGCTTAGGTTCAACAGATAGTTAGTTGATTGTTTTCATACAATGTGTTTTTCCTGCCCATTTCTCGGGTAGCAACCGGGCGTGGGCAGGTTTTTAGAAAGGAAATCAAGAAAGGAAATCATGAGTAGAAAGAATATCAGACAAAATTACTTCAACCAAATCAGAAAGGTTACCGAGGAGGTTGACAAGGCAGGAGAGCACGGCAAGCATTTCCGCTGCATCATCCTTATGGGCGATGCCAGCACCAAGCAGGGCTTCTCCTTTCTCCACGCCTCAGATGGAGACTTGCAGCAGCTTCTTCTTCAAGCTATGCGTAACAGCAATGCGTTCACCTATGCAGCCGCTTGCGCATTCGAAGCTTACGATAAGGAGCTGAGAGAGAAACAAGAACAGAATAAAGATAAGAAAGATGAAGAAGATAATCATTAAGAAACTGAGACTGCTCAACTTCTGTGGCATCCGTGATGCCGAGTATGAGTTTAGCGAGAAACTTACCATCGTGTCGGGCGGAAACGGACGAGGAAAGAGCACGATTGCCGACGCAATCATGTATGTTCTCTTCGGTACGGATATGGCAGGAAATTCACTCGACATCAAAACCTTCGACAAGTATCACGAGATTATCAAGGAGATTCCTCACGAAGCAGAACTCACCCTGCTGGTGGATGGCGATCAGATTGTATTGAAGCGAACCCTCACCGATTCTTGGAAGGGCAGCAAGTGTATGAACACCTACAAGTACTATGTGGATGGCGATGTTACCACGGCAGGAGATTTCAAGAAGGTAGTAGAAGACATTTGCCCGGATTCCATTTTCCGCCGCATTTCTTCGGCAACGAATTTCTGTAGTCTCCATTGGCAGAAGCAGCGTGAACTGTTGGAATCACTTGCCGACCAATATACTACGCAGGATATTACGCAGGGCGATGAACGATTCGGTTTCGTGGTCGAGGAACTCAAAAAGAAGTCGATTGCCGACCTCATCCATCACATCAAATACAAGCGCAAGGAAGTACAGAAGCAGTTGGATGCCGTTCCTGTCCGTTTGACAGAACTCGACAAGTCTCTGCCCGAAGCGCAGGATTGGGAAGCCTTATCCGCCGAGAAGGCTCAGCTCAACGAGAAACTTATAGAACTCGCCAACAAGATTCAGGAGATTCGCACTGGTGGTGCCGACAAGGTGCGTCTTGATGCCATCCGCAAGAAGATTGAATTTGCCGAGAAGCGCAAGCACAATATGGAGCAGGGCGCCATGAATCTCGCTACCGAGCAGGCTACCAAGCATCAGAGCGATGTGATTACTGCCAATATCACAGTAAAGAAGGCGCAGAGTCTGGTTGATGATCTGAAAGCAACGATGAGGGGCTATACAGAATCGGAGATTCACGCCAAGGATAAGAAGGAAGAGTGCGAGCGCAAGGTCGTGGACATCAATAACCGGCTTGATGAACTCTCCAAATCCCGATGGAGCTGGAATGCCGAGGATGGCATCTGTCCTCATTGCGGTCAGCCGCTTCCGGCAGAAGATGTTGAGCGTATCAAGAAGGAATCCAAGGACCGCTTCAATGAACGCAAGTCTAACGCATCGAAGAAGATGCAGGAGGAGTTCAACGGCATTCAGCAGGAATATACCGATGCGAAGAATCTCCTCGAGAAGCTTGACGACGACCGAATGGTTACAACCAACCAGCTTGTGAAGGCTAACAAGACCCTCAAGGAAGCTGAGCACAAGAAGCTAGAGGTGGATGCCGAGAAGCCGAAGACCTACGAGCAGATTCTTGCCGAGAAGGAAGAGTATCAGCAGGTAGTGAAGGAGATTGCCGACTTGCAGGCAGAGCTTAATGAACCATCCGCTAATTCGGACGAGAACACAGAAATGATTATAGGATTGGAGAAGGAGCGTGAGCCTATCGGCACAAGATACAACGAGGTACTGGAACTCCTTGCCACCAAGGAAACCTATGACCGCATTTCCGAACTTATCGAAAAAGCGAAGCAGGACAAGGAATCATATCAGAATCAGCTGGATGAACTTGATGAGAAGCTCGACTTGGCAAATGAGTACAACAAGAAGTCGTGTCAGCTGCTCGAAGAGAATGTGAATGGACACTTCTCATACGTCAAGTGGTCGATGTCTACTCAGGATCTTGACGGCAATATGAAGCCATATTGTGAGTGCTATCACGATGGTGTTCCTTATAGCCGACTCAATGGAGCCGCCAAGGTGAATGCAGGAATCGACATCGCCAACACCTTCTCTAGATTCTATGAGGTATCAGCACCGATGGTGCTCGATGAATGCGAGAGTGTGAACGACCCAATCTATTCGTGCGGTCAGCAGCAGATCCGGTTGAAGGTAACAACCGATGATAAGTTGAAGTTTGAATATCCATCCCTTGCGGTTATGGAGTAAAAGAAGTAGAATTTATTAAAAATATAAATCATGGCAGAAACAGCAGTAGCAAAGCAGCCTTCGCAGAAGGCAGTAGCAGTTAAGAATTTCCAGGCGGTAATGAATAATAGTTATTACCAGACCCTTTTGCAGAACACCTTGAAGGAGAATAAGGGAACCTTCACCACCAGCTTGATGGAGCTGGCAACATCAGATGAAAAGCTTCTCCAATGTGCACCGAATGCGTTGATGGCAGAGGCGCTGAAGGCAGCATCCCTGCATCTTCCGCTCAACAAGCAGCTGGGTCAGTGTTATATCCTTCCTTTCAAGAACCATGGAGTGATGACTCCTACGCTGGTAGTGGGCACCAAGGGTTATCTCCAGTTGGCAATGCGTACCGGCAAATACGAGACCATCAATTCCGATGTGGTGTATGAGGGCGAGCTGAAAGGCTATGACAAGGTAACCGGTAATCTCGACCTCTCGGGTGTCCGCACATCAAATGTTCCTATCGGCTACTTCGCCTACATGAAGATGAAGAATGGATTTTCCAAGCTTCTCTATATGTCGCTTGATGAAGTCTGTCTCTATGCCAAACAGTATAGCCCTACCGTCAAGTTCAGCGAAAAGGCTACACCAGCTACCTTGAAGGAACTGGCATTAAAGCAGGCTGCATCGGGAGTAAGCGATGGAGTGGGCTGGTATTCCAACTTCGAGAGTATGGCGCTGAAGACCGTGCTGAGAAGACTCCTCTCAAAATGGGGCGAGCTTTCCATTGAGAACAACGACATTCTCAACATAGATGAAGCCCCTTCTGCCGAGCAGCAGCGAGACGAGGAGTTTGCCGAGGCAAAGGAAGTGATCGAGATTGATGCTGAGACTGGAGAAATCAAGCAGCCAGCTGGTGAGGATCCAGAGGCTCAGACCGAAACCAAGAAGTTTAAGTTGAGTTAATATGAAGCTGATTATTTCAGGCTCTTCCTCAAAAGGCAATTCGTATGCCCTTCAATCAGATTCGGGAGAAATCCTGCTGATTGAAGCAGGCATACACTTGCGAGAGGTGAAGAAGGCTATCGGGTATAAGACGAGCAAGGTGGTAGGGTGTATCGTGAGTCACGCCCATGGGGACCACTCAAAGTATATCCCCGAGTATAAAAAGGCAGGAATCAACGTTTCATCCAATGATGAAGTGGCAGAGAAATATCCGGGCGTAGATACCATGTCCGAGGGCATCACCTTTAGGTTCGGAAACTTCGGGGTTACTCCGTTCGAAGTGGAGCACGATGCCAAGAACTTCGGCTATCTGATTCACGAACCATCTTATGGAACTATCTTCTTCGCCACGGATTGCTACAATCTGCATTTCTATCTCAAAGGTTGCAAGACCTATCTGGCAGAGTGCAACTATTCTGATGCAATCCTAGACAAGGCGGTAGCAGATGGCAAGACACCACGCAGCCAGGCAGACCGAGTGCGATTGTCGCACATGAGTTTGGAGCACTCCATCGCTTGGCTAAAGGAATGTGATGCTGAGCATTGTGCCAACCAGATCATCCTCATTCACGGTTCCGCCCGACACATCAATCCAATCATAGCAGTAAACAAGTTCCAACAGGTAATAGGCGTTCCTACCTTCTACGCTTCAAGTGGAAAAATCATCAATCTTATTTGATATGGCAGTATTCAAGAATTTAAATGACCCTCGCAGCTATATGGCTGCATTGAAGGAGATAGAAAAGGCTAAGTCAGCAGGCTATAGTTTGGAAATCAAGAAGTTTCATCCTATAGCCACCGACCAGCAGAAGGCTTATCTCAACTTCATCATCACGTATCTATCCGGACAGATAGGGCAGACGTTCTACCAGACTCTCAGTGAGATTCAGAAGAATGTAGCCCCTCACATCTTCATGACTGGCGAGTATGATTCCAAGGGCTATCCAAAGTTCAAGCCCCTCGGCTTCCTTGATACCGCAGAAGCCTCATCGGTAATCAGAAACGTTGCCGACTATGCCAACTGCATAGGCTTTCCGCTTCCCGAGCAGGATGATGAGCTGGCAAAGAAGTATTGTCAGATGGATATAGACTCCAACAAGGGGTGGGTATAACTCATAAAAACTACAAGCTTATGAAAACATTAAAGGAAATAAACAAGGCAGCGCATGTCTATTCAGATCAAGAACCGCTACAAGACGCATTCCGAGAAGGCGCACGCTATGCGCTTACCGGAAAGTATTACAAGCCTGCTGAGTTATTCAACCAAACGATTCAAGATGCCGTTTTTGAAGGGCAGAACGATTCCTTTGAAGATTGGTGGCGAATGTACGGCAAGAAGCGTGGCAAGAAGAAAGCCAAACAGAAGTGGGACAAGCTTACTGTAGAGCAGCAGACAGCTTGCTTGATTGCAACCCCTGCCTATGTAGCATCCACTCCAGACCGAACCTACAGAAAAGACCCACTCACTTATCTAAATGGTGAGTGCTGGAACGATGAAATCATTTTAAAGCAGAATCATGAGCAACAGAGAGCAAACAATCTTGCAGCAAAGGCAGCAAGAATCCTTGGTTCCGATTATCAAGGATAAGCCGGACTATATTCGTCCTACTTCCTTCGCTGATGCCTGCACCAAGAGCAGCACCACTTTGCTTTCCGTCCGCATGCAGAGAGGATTGTCTAGTCTTGTAGGCTGGGTCAAGGGCAAACTGATAGAACTCTTCACCTATCTCGGAGTCTTCGACATCGTTACGGAGTATCAGGTTCAGATGCTTGCCGCAAGAATCTGTGCCAAGTATCACTATTGGACCACCACCGAACTGGACTATGCCTTTGTCACCATCATGGATGGAAAGTACGGAAAGCTATTCCAGCACAAGCACGATGATAACAACACGACAATCAATCCGCAGGATATTATCGAAGCGCTCAACAAATACGAGCAGGATATGCTGGCAGAACGTGGAAGGCAGGACGATGAGCGCAGAAGGGCAGAGGAAATCAGAAAAGCAGCCGAAGAAGCGAAGAAGCCTCTTGGCTTGGAAGGCTGGAAGGTCTATTGCGAGAAGAACGGTCTGGATCCTGCCACCCATCGCATTCAGTCGGTAGATATGAGTCAGCATGATGTTAATCAGGTGATCTACAAGACTGAAGAAGAGCGAAAGATGGCAGAACGGAAGTTCTATCGCCAAGACAGACGTAAAGAACAGAAATAATTAAAACGTAACAAACTTATGAATACATTACAGACAGACATAGCTATCGTAACAGCTATCTTATGGTTGATGGCTATCGCAGTCGTAGCCTACGACCGCATCAAATATCGCAAGTACTACGCCTCAAAAAGCAAGCTGGTAGTGCTTCGCATCAACAACGCCGCAGTCAGAGAGGTGTTATCACAGAATGGTATCAAGCTCTGCCAGTGCGCCTATTACAACACGAACCGCTATCTCTACACCATAGAGGGCGATCACATTTGTGGCTTCACCGAGTCATGCACGCATCTGATAGAAGATGCCGTCAAGCACCACCAGGAAGTGATAGATTGCGACATCAACGTCAACCTTTTCGTAAGTGAAATCAAGAAATTGCAGGAAGATTATGGGAGCGAAGATTAATGTAGAAGGATTCAAAACAAAAACTTTATTTAATACAGCATCAGAGTTGTTTATTAATAAAGTAAGAAGATGTGGCGAAGATTACGACCATAGAGGTACGTGCTCCAATACCGAACGTAAAGTACATATACGAAATCTCGCAAGAGAGGCGGCAGAAGAAGCTAAGATTTTTATTGAAGAAGTTTCAAAGGAATGAGGTGAGCAATGAAGGAATTTGTATTCGTTGTAATGCTCAACGGAAGATTCATCTGCACATTAAAGTATAAATATTGTACACTCTTCCCGATAGATCTTGAAGATTTAGAGATGTTCGTCCTCAAAAAGAGACCAACTTTGAAAGGTAAGGATTTTAGAATTGCATTTTGATCATGGCAAGATTTGAAAAAGGCAAAAAGTACGATGTAGTTGATGCCGAGCAAGGAGATTGTATAGGGTGCTGCTTTAATAAAGATGGTTGCACCTTAGATATATCTATTCCTTGTAGGGAAGGATTTATTTACAAAGAGATTAAAGAAAGTGACAATGAAAGAACTTAAAGTTGGAGAAAGAGTAGTCTTGGATATCGTTGTAACTGAGACTGTAACTTGTGCGGGTTGCTTCTTTGAAAGTAAGGGGGCTTGTGAAGTTTGGAGAAAATATCCATGCGCAAGTAAACAACGTTCAGACCACAAGAATGTAATCTTTAAAGAAGTAAAGGAGTAAAGCGTATGAAACAGAAGTTGAAAATGATATGGTGAATCCTCCGTGACAGACAGGTTGTAGTAATAACCGAAGACCACGGAAGAATGTACTATAATTGGGACACAAGGAGTCTCGAAGATGTTTGCCAAATGTGTCACAGAGTACACGATATGGCTTATATGATGTATAATAAAAAGTAAAGTGTATGAAAACAATAAGATTAGTAATAGAACTTATTAACGTTCCTGACGAATGTACAGCCGAAAAATTTAGGACAAAACTAGAGGAAGGTGAATTTCCTTCTTGTATTGCTGATAACTTTGGTATCGTAGCTGCTAATATGGCAGACAAGAACATTGAAGATTTAGACAATTTCCAGTTCGCCATTTATCCATTTCCTGAAGATGAAGAGGATGAGTTTGATGACGATGAATTTATTCTTTAAGTAATGGAGGTGTAGGTATATGTTAAGAGAAGATATTAGAGGAACCTGTCACAGACCTTGTATCTACAATGAAAATGACAGATGTGATATGAGTTATCTGTTCCTGATGAAACAGAAGAGTGTGCAAATCAAATAGATGTTTAACGCCTTCGGGCATAAATAGATAGAAGTATGAAAGCAACAGAAGCTAAAAGAAAGTTGTGTGAGATTAGAAGCAATCTTACAGACGATGAACAAAAGAATGCAATTTGGATAGCAATTAGAGCTATTGACACTTGCGCTGAAAATGGATTTATTGTAGAAGATTGATTAACCGTCCTTATAGGACATAGATATAAGTGATATGAAAAAGATTATTTTGGCAGCCTTAGTCGTTGCAAGTTTGTTCGCTTCTTGCTCTAGCGAGAAGACTTTTAAAAAGAAAGATGGCTCTACGATTACAGCAAAGCCTTATGGCTGGGCTAGTAAGGAAAACAAAGTAGAAGGTGTTAACTACGAGTTGAATGCTCCAGATGTTGTAGCATCTATCATCTTTGCCCCATCTGTTATTGCTCCAGTTTTGCTGACAGCTTACGATGTATGGGAACCAGTCTCATATACTGAGCCATCTAAGTAACTAACCACCCTCTCCTGTAAAAGGGAGAGGGTAAAAAGAAGAGAATATGGCACAAGAAGGATCAATATGCCCAAGATGCGGAAAGGTAAACGCACCTTGGGTAATGCAATGTTCCTGCAATAGGAACACTCAGATATTACCTAAAGTCGGTGCTCCTTACTATGAAGGAGACCAAGCAACGTGTAACGCAAAGGAGGATAAGCTATGAGTAAAATTAAGGAATTATTAAGTCAAGCATTCAGTCAGCTTGACGAGTACAATAAAGGTGGTGCTATTCAGCATATCCTTCTTTGGAAGGCAATGGGTAATATTGAGGATGCACTTAAAGAGTTGGAGGATTGATATGACAAGAAAAGAAGCAAAGGAGTTACTGTCTATTATTCAGGCATTTGCAGAAGGAAAGGTAATTGAGTGTAGGGTAAAACCGAGTGCCGTAGTAGGTACAGATGTTCCGAATGAATGGCAAGAAACGAAGGGAATAGGGTTTTGGTGCGATATTGAATACCGAATCAAGCCAGAACCAAAGTACCGTCCATTCAAGGATGCAGAAGAGTGCTGGGAGGAAATAATGAAGCATCAGCCGTTCGGTTGGGTGAAGTTGAAAGATACAGAAAGTGGGTATTACATGCTTAAAGGTATTGCAAGTCAAGTAGTAATTGGATTTAATGAAACTCCTTTTAGCTATAAAAAAGTATTTGAAGATTACACCTTTGCCAACGGCACTCCGTTTGGCGTAAAAGTGGAGGAATAGTTATGGCATGGGTATGTGTTAATAGTTTTGGTACAGAACTTATATTTGAAATAGAGCCTCACAAAACTGCATATAGCTGGAGAGACGATTATGGTTCTTGCAAATGCATAGAAATACCGCAAGGTACTATTAAGAAACTCATCGGAAGAGAATTAACTTGGAACGATGAGCCAGTAAAATTGAAATAAAAAAGGAGGTGTCTCCAGTGAGCACCTCCCCGAAAGAGTTAAAACGTAAGCTTACGATTTACTTGTTGATAAAGAAGTGGAATGGTTTACCATGAGCGTACTCAATAGTACCATCCTTTCTGCGGCGAGACCAACAGAAAACTTCAGTACCACTCTCTTTCTTTTGCAAATTAGAAAACATATGAGGCAACAACCTCCTTTCTGGCATTATACCCAAAAGCGGAATCGCTTTGAGCACCTTGCATGGAGCCGCCATACAAAGAAAAACCCCAGCACTGGACTGGGGAAAATGTCTTTCGAGCGGAGGGCTAGGAGACTTTTATTGTTGGCGATTTCGCCAGGAGGCTGTTTACCTCGTTTCTAATTTGCGCTGCAAAGGTAGTGATTATTTTAATAACAGTAACAAAGTTAATAAAGTAAAAACAACAGTCTATTTAGACTTTATATAAACATGTAAATATGAAAATAGAAAATATCAAGTTCAAGGCTAAACGTCTTGACGGAAAAGGATGGGTTTGCGGATATTTCTACGAAGAGAATGGTAATACATACATCATTGAGAATCGTCAGAAAAAAAGCAAGTTAAACAGAAATCTCACTTATCAGGTTGACCCTTCTACTGTCTGCCAGTTCACAGGGATGAGAGATTGTGAGGGCAAAGAGATTTGGGAAAGTGATATAGTGCATGACAATTATGACCGTTTGTGTATAGACAATCTATATGAGGTAGTTTATATTGAAGAAGAAGGAACGTTTGCCTTCAAGAGTTTAGATAAAGTTGACAATTACGAGCCGTTTGTTAATTTATTTGAAGTTTATGTTGTTGGCAATAAATTCGATAAGGAAAAGTAGTGTATGAAGATTAGATTGGCAAAGAAAATAATGGAGGAAAAGTAATATGGAAGCAGGACAATTATTAGTGCTATTGTTGTCGTTTTGCGCTTTAGCATTACATATCAAGAATCGTAGAAGAAAGGATTAATTATGAACAAAACAGATTTACATTCATCATTACTCTTCCTGATGCTTAAACTGGAAGAGACGAAGAGCAACCCGATGATAGACAAGAACTTCATTGTTGCATTAACGGAAGTGCTCAGATATTTTCGTGATAACGGAGAGTTAAAGAAAGCCTATGAAATCAAAAAGGATTCATTGGCAAACATGGCTAATAGCCCTTGGGTGAAACTAGTAATGGGTATGCTTACCTCAAAAATGCAAGCAGATAAGGTAGATGCCAAACTACCAGATGTGGATGCTCTTGTAAAGGAAAGTACTTCTGACGAATACATCGAAAAGAAAATCAAGGATATTCTTGGCGAGTAAAACTGCAATCCCCACCTAGCTTCACAGCCGGGTGGGGATTTTTTAGCTAAATAAACAACGTCTAACCTATAAAAACAAAAACCTAAAATTATACCTAAATCAACTTATCTATGTACTTATCCAAATCTTTTTCATACCAAACAAGTTCGGTCCAGCCCTTGCGCTTCCGTCCCTTAGGGAGCCTGCCTTCTTTCACCAGCCGGTCAAAGGTTGACCTGGAAACTTTGACGTATCCGCACGCTTCCGCTTTACTGATCGGCTCATCCTTGTTGGCAATCTGATGTAGGAAATTCAGCATCATCGTATTCTGCTGCTTATTCGTCAAACATCGCCCCGACTGAATCCGCTCATGAAATTCCATCAGGAGCGAGTCTATCATTTGGAGTTCTTCGCTAATCTTTCCCATAAGCTAGCACTTTTTATTGTGATACCAGAAAGCAAAGCCGATGGCACATACAGCCAACAGGAAAAGAAATCCGATATAGCATCTTCCCAGTGTCATTAATCTCAGTTCACTCTTGGTAAGCTGCCGCTCCACTGGTACAGGCACGGAGACAGAATCACGCTTGATGATGGTATCAAGCTTTACCTTATATATGTTGCGGTATCGGTCCCGATAGGCAATCTTGCTTATCACTACGGTATCACCCTTCTGATACACATACACCGAATCCTTCACATACACACTATCCATTTTGGCGATAGTGTCACTTCTCACAATATACTCAGTATGATACTCGGGAACCTTCACATACTCCTTGGTCTTGCAGCCAGTGAATGTCAGCAGGATAACTCCAACCACCAAACCGATGCAAGCCCATTTCCAAAATCTTATGTCATACCACTTCATACGCTATAGATTTTTATATTCCTCTTTCGCATTAAAACAAGGGCACATCTTCTTCCACTTCGACTGGTCTGTCCCCCAAATATCACGATGTCCCATAATCGCCGCATTCGGATATTTCTTTTTCAGCTGTCTAAGCAGGGTAACCAGAGTATCCTTCTGCTCCTTGGTTCTGTTATCTACAGCCTTTCCCTTCGAGTCGATACCGCCTACATAGGCAATATTGATGGCAGTAGAATTATATCCCTTCACACCGTTGCTAACCATTTCTACCGGTAACATCTGATGAATGCCACCATCCTTGGTAATCACATAATGATAGCCGGGGTTCTTCCAGCCCTTGCGCTTAAACTCATCCCAAAGCTCCTTCACGCCCCATTTCTGAGAAGAGGCAGTACAGTGAACGAAAATTCTCTCAATCAGTCTCATACCTTGCCCTCCTTCTCCTTTTCCTGTTCCTTCATAATCTCGGCAAAAGCCCTAGCAAGGTCCTCTTTGTTCTCCAGAAGAATGCTTACCGTCTTCTCCTGCTTCCGTATCTCAGCCTTCTGCCAGCTTTTCTCTCTTACGCTTACAAATTCACAGAAAACGCAATAGCCTGCCCATATCATAGAGAAGACAGGGAAGGGGAGAACCGTACAGGCTATCAGGTCTATACAGACCGTCACCATGAAGGGAGAGAAGTATTTCCTCGCCTTGTCGCAAGTCTTCTTGAATCCTGTACTTGTCGTTGCCAGTCCGTTCTCCTTCGCTTTCTTGATGCCAAAGAACAGGTCCACGCCCATAGAAATGATAAGAGCACCCATGCAGATGGCAATAACCAATGCCGATCTGTACAGGTGCTCTTGTAAAAATGTATGAATAATCTCTGCCATATATACTATTGATATTGATTAATGGCGCAAAGATAAGGGGTTTTCAGATAGCTTTTTCCGTGTTTCCGTCTAACTGTTCATGTACCACCAAATTTTATCGGTGGGGTGATTGGTTGACTCGTCGCAGAGGAAACTCACTGATAGTTCGGAGATTCTCTTCTTCAGGGTCTCCTTGCTTCTCGACCATTTGCCAATCACATCAATGTTTTCTGCAAACATCTTGTTCATGGTCACGGCGAAATCCCACATCGTGTAGTCGGGAATCATCCAAGCCTGCTTGTCGTACTCCTCCTTCATTTCCTCGTAACCGAAGAATGGAGCATACTCCTTGGTCACATCATCCTTGAAGTAGTAGATGTTGGCGATGCAGGCTCTTCCCAGCTTCTCATCAAAGTGATGTCTTCTTTCCATCCAGTACAGAAGATTTCTCTGTACGATTCTCTCTTCTTCTTCCGAAAAACCGCATTCTCCGTTCTGAAACATCTGGAATGCGGCATTTGCTACGTGTGATAGCGATCTTGATAAATCCATAGGCATATAATATTAATGTAAAAATGATAAATATATGGTGCATCTCCAACTGCTCAGGAGTGATGAGCCAGTGCTGATAATACAATCTGATGGCGTTGATGCCAAAGAAATAAAAGAAAGGGATTCTGAATATCCAGCAGTATCTGAAGAAGAAGCTCACTGGTATCATACAGATTGGCATATACACGTATGCCAGAAAGTAAATCCAGATGATGCAATTTCCGTTATCATCCGTATCAAGTACGGTAGGTCTTGGGTAACGCCCATAGTCCCAAACTCCATACCAGTGCCCTAGCATCAGCGGTATGGGTGCCCATTTTGCCAGGAGTTCATAGAATCTCCAAATTTTGCGGCTCAGCAAACCTTGCAGAACCAGCTCTTGCTCTTCTTCTGAAAGAGCGTTGTTAATACTCTTTTTCATTTTTGTTTCAATTTTATGTTGATATCGTTGATCTAGTTGCTGTTTCTCAGAAAACGGTAGCTAAATGTTTCAGTCGGTGCGAAGATAAAAAGATTTCTGCACAAAACCATAAAAAGTGAGCAAAATATTAAAATATATTATTTATTTGGACGTATTCTAGATTATTTGTACCTTTGCAGTACGATTTAACGAGTAAAGCGTATGACGAAAACCAATTATAGCTTAACGGAAAAGCAACGGGAAGACCTGATGAAGACTTATCGTGAGGTAGCACCCACCTGCCACACCGCAAAGGAGGCGTGGGCGAAGATAGTATCTCATCCCGCACCGAGATATTATGTGAATCCGAAGCAGGCATTCGAGAAACTCAGAAAAATGGTGGTAGGCGATTTCTCTGAGGTGGATGCCATGACGGAACCGAGAAGGAGAATGTACTATTCTCTGTTCGATAGATTGAACGCAGTATCTCAGAAGAAAGAGTTTATCGGGCAGTCGCTCCATTTCATCTGCCAGTTTCTGGTAGGAGAGCCAGCCCCCGAATTCTTCCTGTCTCCTCGTTCTGCAGAGGATATTTTCTATAATTGCAAGCGATATGGGAAAGGTTACAGGGATGGTAAGCATGAATAGTTTCAGATTGAAGGCGTTTCTGTCGCTCATCTGCATCATTCTTTGCACTTGGCACATAGGCTTCTATCACGGATGCCCCTGGGAGAATCATCTACTGTACAGCTTCTTCCACGTCAATGGTTTTCATCTTGCCATCAATCTGCTGGTACTCTGGCAGATCAAGGGCAGGATTTCGCCTGCCAAGGCTTTTGCGGTAGCCGTAGCAGCCAGTTATCTGCCGATGTTCGTCACCGAGCCAACGATGGGTTTGTCTGGGTTCCTCTTCGCCGTCTTCGGTGTGATGTGGGGCAGGACAGGACGATGGAAAGATGCAATCAGAAAGGCTGGACCCTTCATCCTCTTCACGATGCTGTTGAATAACGTGAACGGATGCCTCCACCTTTATTGCTTCGTCATAGGTTATTTGATGGAATGGTTCATGATCTACATAGAACGGAGACGTTCAGCATAAGTTTGTTAGTGTTTTAATGTCGAAGGCGACTGCTCATCACGAGTAGCCGCCTTCTTGATGTTATCAAACTTATGGAAGGATTTATCTTATCTTGTCTTCCCTTCTGCTCTGGGTCTCTATGATGGACCCGGCAAAGGAATCGCTTGCCTTGAAGTTCTTGAAAGAATACTCCAGCTTGAAGTATTTCCACGGCTTACCGAAGAGGCTCTTCAGCGCAATCCAGTCCTTGCCGTTGTTGGAGCCATAGACCGTTACGCTTACCGTTCCGGCATCAGAATCGAAAAGATGCTTCAGTCCCCTCAATGATTTCAGAATGGTAGAGCCGCCCAGTTTCAAAGGTCGGGTAGTCATTACGCAGTCATAGTCGTTGGCATCATCATCTGCCAATGGAATGTTGGTAAGGGAGTAAACGGTACTATCATCAAACTGAACAAGGTTATCTGGATAGTTGTTGGCTACCGTTCTACAGAAAATCTTGCTGCTGGTATAGTTGTGGGAGATAGAGAAAATCTTATCCACCATATTATATATATAGTGATAGCTGGTCTTCTTGTTGAATATTCTCAGCAGCGAAGCCTTGTAGTCGCAGGCTATCAGACAGTTCTCCAAAAAAGTCTTGAAAGGCAGGAAGTCGCTTGGCAATCCTCTGTTCTTTCCACCGCTCAACTGCCCCGATACGCAAATCGCCTCGCCGCCCGATGTTGCCATCAATCCTTTTTCGGAAGTAAAGTAAACCACCTTGTCGGTAGGAGTAATGGAATCAGCATTATTGCAAACCTCTCTGGATATAGGGTGTATGCTGGAGTAAAGACCCTCGGCATTCACGCTCATGGCATAGATACCTTCATCGGTAAAGACGAGCAGAGGATATTGACCGAACTGTCCTTGACTTACAGCCTCTGTATTAGCCACGATACCGAGAATCTTACCAGTACCCACGGTGTTATCGCCCGATGCCTCAAATACAAACGGATTGTTCACTACGGAAGTGATAATCTGGGAATCAAGATATTCGGGCTGGTTAAGGTTCTTGACCAGTTCTATCATTTCATCTTCGGTGATACTTTCAAATTCCGCATCACCTTCAGCTGACGGAAGATTGGTGAACGAATAGGAGCCGTTCAACATTGGGTGTATGGTTAATGGAATTCTAAGATATTTCTCGCCCGAATAAAGAATGATTTCCGTAGCGTTTGGGTCTGGATAATAAATCCATCCACGCAGGAACGACTTATTCACAAAAGCGACATTCACCGTCCAGGTATCAGAAGTGTTCGTCACGATATGGGTGTACATATAGTAATAATCGTCGCCAGTCAAGTCTCTTCCTGTAAAATTCGAGAAACCACCAAATGGATAGCGCAACAATCCGATAGCTTGAAGTCTGCCGTTATAGGTGTACAGTCTTTCTGCTGTAGCCTTTGCCCATCCGTAATAATCATCAACATTCAGTTGGGTTTGTGTCGTAAGATTCTCAACAACTCCTTTCACAATGAACGTTCTATCTCCGTCCTTTATTCCGTTAACCGAGTAATGCCAGTTTCCATCCATAACCTTATCCGATGCATTTACAGAAAACAGTTTGTAGAACTGTGATTTTGTCAGCAGCTCATCTATGATTTCCTGGTCCGTTTTATATTCCGGCTGAATTTCGCTGTGTACCGTGATGGTATGGGAAGCCATCGCTTGCTTGTCGTAGTTAAACGGAAGCTCTCTATACTTGTCGTAGCCGAAATTAGCAGAAGGTTTCATATAGGTATCGTTTGGAGAAACTAATTTCCAACCGCTATCTAAACGGAATGGCAGGACCTGATCAGAGGCAAAGACTACAATTTCCTTGATAATGTCTCTCCAATCATTGCTTATCGGTTCAAGCTTGAATTTCAGTTCGCTATACTCGATGAAGTAAAAGATACTTTCTTTTCCTGTCATTTGCCTAAGATCCATATATGTGTTATGGGTACGGTCGAAAGTCGCAGAGCTGAAACGGCAGTTTCTGTTAATGGTAGGATAGCAGATATATGGGGTAGTAATCTTGGTATAAGAGCCATCGAAAAGTCTGAATGCGCACCTGATAAAGAAAGGGAACGCAAACATATTCTTGCTTTTTACCCAGTTGATAGCTTGGGCGACATGCCCTTGAACTGTTTCCTGAAAGCCTTTTTCGTGTGAGCCGTCTGTAGATACTTTGATGGAGAAATGGTGATACGTACCTTGTTGGAATATTCCGCTAGGCTCATCGCCAGCAGCATGTAGGAATTTTCCATTCGCATCATAATAACATTTCCAGGCATCAGGTCCATCTACATCATTTGAAATATTCATCAGAGTTCTTTCGCTCTCTTCTGGTATGTAGTTGTTGGTTGGCTTCTCGAAGGTGAAATTGCATTTCAGGGCAGGGATATTCATTCCCAAATCCTTGTAGGTATCTGATTTATAAAGGATGTATCTCAGTCCATTATCTGTAGCCAGTACCAGAGTATTCCCCACCGCCTGTGCATCCTTCACTTCTCCTTCTCCCTCAAATTCTCCAATCGGAGCGCTGAGGTCGCTCTTCTTGTAGCATCTGATGGTATATTTGTTCTCGCCACTATCCCCAACATACTTGTCATAGGTAATGATATTCTCGAAGTCTGCCATTTTATGCACAAACAAGATGCTACCGCCCACTGTTCCGAAAAACTTCATCTTCTGAATCGGTACCATTTCTCCATTCCTGTATATGATGTTTTGAGAATAGGCAAGCTCGCTATCCTCACTCAGCAAGTCACTCGGTACGTTCGTCATACCCTTGCTGAAACTCAAAGTCTTTCTATCCAAGTTTCTCTCCATAACTCAATATCTTTAAATTTTTGCAGCAGAGTGAACGCCGTCACCACCGCTGCTTGATCTTTCCTTTTGTTTCCATTTCGGCTTCTCCATATCGTTGGCGCTTACCCACAAACCGATGGCGGTACTCATCAGTACATCATCATGGTTTCCGTTGCCCACGATATTGCCAAGACTTCCATCATCATGCCGCTCGTAGATTCTCAGCTCATGATACATTTCCCTGTCTGGTTCATCCCAGAGCATATCATCCACAAACTGCTCCAGATTATCAATCACCCAACCCTTCGTCAGCTTGTTGGTCTGGAATCCATACTTGGCAAGCACATCATCGCTCACGTCCTCAGGGCTTGTGGTGCGCTGATACAGATTATCGTAGTAGTCGGCTATCTCGTTCAATATACTTCCGAAGTGGTCGCCTTCCGTATTGTTGTTCTTCTCTCTATCAGCCGTGTTGCTCTCGATTACCAGCAAGGCATCATCATAGTAATGCGCCAATGCCGCCGCCATCCACGCCAGCTTGTCGTGTCTTACGTGTCCTCGCCATCTTGCCACCACCTTTGGCTTGCCCTTGATGGAAGGCATCATATCGAATCTGTCTATCACCGTCATGACGGTATAGTCGGAAGTCGAGGATTTACCGCCAATATCCACACTCACCAAGTATCTGTTCTCCACTTTCAGACAGTTAGGTACTGACCAGATTTTCAAGTCTCCATCACCATCTGTTCGGATGCTGATTTTCGACTTTTCGATGGAAGACTCATTTTTGTTGCCGTCAATGATGATGTCAGCAGTATAGATTGGCTCACGCTTGTACTTCTTCTGCAAATCATCAATAGAGTAGGGATTGAAGACCAGATTACCAGAGTTTCGGAAGGCATCTTCCTCATCCACTGGTGCCTCGGTAGCACAGAAGGAATGGGTGGTAAACTTGTTGCGGAAGTTTCTGTACCACTCGATAGCCTGAAAGCAGGCTCCCTTCTCCCACATTCGCCAGAAGAACTTTCCTGTTTCTCGGTAACCCTTCGGATTGGTACTCTTATCCTTGTTTTCCAACAGCCATTTGGCAAAGGCTCGTTCGCTCTTCACTTCTTCCATATCGTGCTCGATGAAGAAGCAAGGGATGAATAGGAAGGAATAGGCATCATTGTTCTTCGGGTCCATAGCCAACTGGCATTTCTCATAGAAGAAGCCAGAGTTACCCTTGCCGGTACTCTCGAATACCTCCAAATTATCCTCCTGATTTCTGATACCACCCGAGATAGAAGAAATCACGCCCTCAGGATCATGCTCTGGGGTCTTTTTCCAGTAAGCCACCTCAGAATAGTGAGCACAGTGGAAGTTGCTGCCACGTACGGAGTCAAAGTTCTCAAAGGATGCCACGGTCAGCGTACTTCTTCTTACTGCCCTCATGCCGTCTGTTACCTGGAAATCATCAGGCGAGTTCTCGTAAGGAGAGAATTGAAGTTTGGCTCCCGGTCTTCCGATGGTCCAGCCTGGCTGGTTCTCCAATGCCTTTCTGTACATCGCCTTGATTTTCTTTGCAGTATTCTTCTGTTGGGCAAGTACAATGGCGTTCCATCCGTTCTTGCGGAAATCCTGTAGCCACTTGATGTAAAGCTGTGTGAGTGTAGAACCACCCCACTGTCGGGCTTTCAGAATTACTACTCGGATAGCCCTTTTGCTGGTTCTTAAATCCTCAAAAATCTTCAAGAGCTTGCGCTGGGGGTAGTTCAGCTTGAAAGGTATCATATCGCCAGTTACCTTATCCTCAATCTTGTCGGTAGCAAACAGGGCAAACTCGGGGTCTTCCCTGAATCTCACCTTCATAATCTCGAAGGTCAGCACCATCTTCAACTGCTTGGTGTAGTAACTCTTCTCGTTATACTCCTTGCCCCATACCCGGATGATGTACTCCTTCATGCTGCCCAACTGTTTCAGCCCCCTATATAATAAGGTACGCATACATTCTCTGGGAACCCACATCTTCTTGATCATGAAGTCGGGCAGTTCGAGTAGCTCCCTGTGCTCGAAATCATAGCAGCCTTCACCCGTCCAAGGGTTGTAGGTTCCGTAAATCTCATCGTATCTCCGCTTGTTTTCGGCTACGAGTCCATCAATATCGACTTCTCTAACTAATGCCATCGCCCAATTCCTTTATCTCCTCAAAATCTGCATCCTGTATCTGTGGCACCTGAGTCACGTCCAAGGCGTTGTCGTCTGTCTTGGTCTGTGCCAGTGCTGCCAACTGCTTGAAGTCTTCGTCCAATCCATGGGTCACGCTCACCTCGCTCTGCTTTGGTATCATGTGCTTGGTCAGGTTGGCATAGATGGTAACGTATGTTTTCGGGTCGTATTCTGCCAGCTGGTTCATACAATCCTCAAACTTATCCTGATGTCGGGCTAGGAAGTCACGGATAAATTCTTTCTGTGCGCTCTTGCTCACTGGCAGAATCTTCTTCGCCTTTTCCCGCTTCTCCTGCATGATTTCTCTTACCGACTTAATATCATCAAACTCTCCCATAAGCTTCTCCTTCCTTTTTATCCAAATGGTTTCAGCGGATGAACCAGCATTCCTGCTTTGCTGGCACTCGCTGCATCCAGTATCTCCAGTTCTTCATCGTTCATTTCCTCCTGCTTTGAGACGGTAAGCGGGTCCTTGCTGGTAAGCGTAAGCAGGAAATATTCATAGAGAGCACCAGCCACGATGTAGCTGTGGATATGCTTCACCAGCTCGTCATACCGTGTATCATCCCAGTAGTCGGGCATATTCAGCCAGATTTCCTTCTCATCCCATTCCTTCAGGGCATTGTCTCTTACCACTCCCTGCGGCTTCATCACGTAGGCAGAGAGGATTCCTTCTGCCTTTTTCAGGTACTTGTCAAACCAGCGGTAGAAGAGGGGTCTTTCTCTATCGTTCTCGCTGGTAGGGATGATGTCTTCCTGATTGGTCTGGTTACCTCGTCTAGCCCTGCCCACCATGTTTGTGGTTGCATCAATATCATACCAGAGTTGGTTGGCATAGATGAAGATGTGCTTGCTGTAGTACTTGTGTGCCGGGCGTGGAGGCTTCGGAAGAAAAGGATTCGGCTCGGGCTTCCATCCTCTCTCACGGACAAAATGTGTTGGGTGTAATGCGTTGAACTCCATCTTATACCTCCTTTGCTACGGTTACTTCTACCTCTGTCTTCAGGTTGTCGCTGTGTCGGGAGAAGAGGATAACGGTTGCCACGCCGGTATTCCTTGGCTTCAGGGCGAAGGTATAAGGGTCTGGGCTGCGCTGAATCTCAACGATGCTCGGGTCGCTGCTTCTCGCCTCAATATCATCAATGGCGCCATCATCAATGGAGTAGGAGATATTCACGTCCTCTTCCTCCAGGGCAATCGTGATAGCTCCATCACCACAGCTTCCATCCACCTTGGCAGTAAGATGCTGGGTATAAGGAACGGTTGGAACTACTGGACCGCTCAGTACGAAACATCTGCGGATGCTCTGCTCATCTATGCTGAGTGAAGTCTGATAAGGTTCTGCCTGTTTCAGATTGGTAGTCTTCAACCACCACTGGAAAATCACGTAGTCTTCCACATACTTTGATACCAGTCGGGCAAGTGTATCGGTCAAGGTTCCGTTGCATCTTCTGGAGGCATTGATGATAAACTCTACCACATCATCCGTCTTGGAGTCGTAGTAGATAATGTTGTCACCGATGGTCTGCGCATTCGGTACCAGATACTCGGCAAGAAGTGTCTTCACAATCTCCAGTGCCGTATCAAAATCATGGGTGAGTGTTGCTTCGTGAACCTCATCGTCACCAGCAGCCTCATTGAATCCCAACTTGATAGCCTTCTCGTCAGCCGCACTATCCACCTTTGCCTTCAGGTAGGTGGCTCTCTTCACGGCTCCAATCACCACCGACTTTACAATTTGAAATTTTATAATCATAGCTTTATCTTTTTAGTTCAAAATTACTTCTCCTGTCATATCAGTCAGGTTTCCGCTTACAGATGCCGGCGCATCCTTCTGGAAGATCAGCTTCAATGCAGAGTTCACATGATTTGTCATATCGTCTGCATACTTCCTTGCAGAATCGGCATAGGTCATGGATAACACAGAATAGGCTACGTAATCTACCACATAGCTCTTGAAGAGACTACAGAATGTGTTCGCCTTGCTTTCGCTCACTCTGTTCCGCTGATAGGTGAATACCACATCATCGGTGTTGTCCGTGTAGCCGGCTATCAGTGGAGCGAAGTTGCCCACGAATGTTTCTGCCGCATCCTTCACATACTGATTTAATATGTCTTCCTCGGTCGAGGATAGGGTAACACCGGTAAAGAGGATATTCCCCTGCTTGTCGGAAAGTCTTTTTCCGATGATGGAGAAATGCTTCTTCACCTTGCTCTTGATGTCGGCATACCTTATTGTTATTGTCTGTTCTGTTACTGCCATAACTTATGCTGTTTGATAATACTGATTGTTCATGCTCATAGCCTGAGCCACTGCGTTCTGGTCTGCACCCTGTACGATGCCGTTCTCTACCTGACCGCCGCCCTGCTGCTGAGCCATCGCCTGTTGCTGCTGGTACATCTGTTCCAACTGCGCCTGCTGTTCCTGCACGCTGGCAAGAAGCTTGTCGGCAAATGGTTTGTTCACGTTCTGCAAGTACTGAATCAGGTTGATTGCACCCATTTGCAGCAACTCCTTCAAGTCATCATTCTGTAAGGTGTTGTAGGCAGCAGATGCCGCTGCATTCTTGATGCTTATCTTGAAGTGAATGTCTCTTGCTGATAGTCTGTCGTAACTGTAGGTGTTCAGACCGTCCTTGTTGAAAATCTTTCTTCCGTCCTCGTAGAACTGCTGGATAACTGAGCACTTTTTCATTGCCAGCTTCTCCGTAAAAATTTCCATATCGGATAGAATGGTATAGAGTGAAGTGGTAGCGTTCTGGCTCTCTTGTGCATATCTTGCAGCCGATGTACCAGACGAAGGAGTCTTGCCCTGCAAGGCACCGCTTACGTTGGTTACCTCTCTGATAAGGTTCAGTTCTATCTGCAAGAGTTCGTTGGTTCCGATATTTACCGCATTCGAAGTAATAATCTCTGGCTTCACGTTTGGCATTATTCTCTTTGGTGTATAGAATATCCATCCATCGTATTCTATTGCCTCTTCCATGAACTGCTCTGGTGTCCTTCCACCCAGTACGGTTGTAGGAATCATCTTGAATCCCTTGAAGCTGCTTCTGATACTCATATCGTTCATCACAATCAGGCGGTTGATGTAGCGCTGCTGATCTATCACGTTGGTCATGAACGGATGAATCTCTCCGTTGATGAAAGGATAAAGCTTCATGGTGTATGGGTGACTCTTGAAATCGTAAGGAGATTCACCACGGCAAAGAACCGTACCGTCAGGAGCCATGAAGGTGTAGTACCAGTATTTATCTGAAAGATCTTTCGATGTGATATAGGCACGGTCTTCTTCCGGCACACCGTATTCGTCATACTGCTTCTTTCGCTTCTCGTTCTCCTGAATCAGCTTGTTTATCATTGCCGTGTCTTCCAAATCCACACGGAACCAAGCATTGTTCATGTTCTTGGCAATAGGGTCGAAGCATTGCAGTCTCGGTTTGGTTTCCGTGGTCCATACCTCAATCACTCTTACGTAGTGTCTTCCCTTGTTGGTATAATCGAAGCTGAGATTTTCCAAAGCCTTCTCTTCGTTAAACTCGTAGCCATAACTGCTATCATCTACATCATGAATGTCAAAGATACTGTTCAAGTCATTAACCGTCAATCCGTATTCCCTGCGGGCAAACTTCTGATACAAGTCTTCCTTGCTTACGTCATGCAGACAGCCTATCAGACAAACGTCATTGTGTCTTGGGTCACTTCCGCATTCGAAGAACATGTGGTCAGGTTCCATTGCGTCCGTCCAAGCATCAGGCATTTCCAGTTCTCGGTCTTCCCAGCTCTCCCTCACAAACATCTGACCGCCCTGTAAGTAGTCCTTGATGAGGTGATTCAGCAAATCCTGCATACCGGTGGTCTGCCAGTTGCATTGCATCGTAGCACTCATCATGTCGCTCAGTTGTCGGGAGTCATTATCTCTTGCAAAGCATACTGGCTCCGTACCCTGCTTGGCATAGAGTCCTGCGATGGATTCCAAGATACTGATCATGATGTTGTTGCTCATAGGGGTCTGGTTGCGCCGCTCCATATAGGTGCGCTCCGTCATTTCCTCCCAGTAGCCATGATGATACACCCTGATGGTGTCGCTCCACTGGTCTCCGCTGCAGTATCTCATCGTTCTTGCTCGGGTCTCCCTCACGCCGCTCAGATTGTTCCAGGCATTCTTGCATCGGGTCAGCAGTTCCCAGTCCTTTCCGTGCTCCTGCCGCTTCTTTCGAGCCTTCACGGAATCGTATCTGTTGCGCTGAGGCATCACCTTACTAAGTGTTAATAATTTCGCCTTAACCATATTTGTTTACACATTATTAATTTATAGGCGCAAAAATAGTCTTAAATCCCTTTTTCTTTGCCGTGTTTCCGTGTGTTTGCCTATTGTTACGGAAACACGGAAATATAATTGCATTTTCTTTGCATCTTTGCGGCAACGTTTTAAACAGTTTAAGATATGACAAAGGAAGAATTAGAACAGATGAATGCAGATGGAGAATCTGAACAGCAGGTTCCTTCACCCGAACAGGCTGCGGAAGAAATTCCACCAGTAGAGGACCGCCCTAACCGCAAGGCTTTCTCCGACCGATTCAAGAAGCGTCATGCCGACATTGATTTCGAGGATAAGGAAGCTCGTTATGCGGCTATGAATGATGATGCTGATACGCTCGGACGATACGAGGAGAGCGGAAAGGCGTTGTCTAAAGTGTTCGACAAGCACAAGTGGCTCGCTGCATGGGTATTTGACATGGAGAAGAATCCAGAGGATAATCCTTTTGATGCGATGGCTCGCTTTGGTATCGACATCAAGGCTCTGCTCGAAGATCCAGAGGGCGGCAAGAAGCTCGCCGAGATTCTTGCAAAGCACAATGAGGAAGTTGCCGAGCAGAATGAAGCAACCGAAAGGGTTACGGAAAATATGCGCAAGTCTATCGAACGCCTGGTTAAGCTTTACCCAGATGATGCTCAGGATATGTGGAAGCAGATTTACGAGATTCACGACAAGGTGGAGAGCGGAGACATCCCAGATGATGTTTGGAAGATGCTCCATAATGCCAACAACTACGATTCTGATATTTCCTCTGCCCGAGACGAAGCGGCTATGCAGGCTAGAAACGAGAAGATTCAGAATAAGGTTCGCTCTTCCGCAAACGAGGGTATTCCTCCTTCACTTTCTAGTTCGGGTGCTGGAAACGAGCCAGCTAAGAAGAAAACTAAGAAGAGAGCATCCAGTTTCTTTGATGATATTGGTTAACACAAGATTATTAATCCATAAATATAAGTATAAAATGAAGAAAGTAATTAATTATTTTTCTAATCGTCAGTTCATCTTTAAGATGATTCTGATGCTTCTTGCTGTTGTTACAGGCGGTGGCGCAATGGCTGTTAGTGATGATGTTGAACCTGACTTGAACGAGCCGGGTTCTAAGCCTGCAACAACCGAAGAGACTGCTGCCAATGAGCAGGTAGATAAGGATAAGAACGACTTGCTTGCCCCTGGCGGTAAAACTGCTGGTCAGTCTTTGACTGGTACGCAGGCTTCGGCTACGCAGATGGACCGAGGCGGTCTTGAAGAGGAAGACTGGGACACGGGTGAAACCAAGTTCCGCCCATATCATACACCTCTCCTTTCTATCGTCAAGAAGTTTACAACAACTGTTCCTTGTACTGGCTACAAGAAGAAGCACGCACGCTATGGTGGTGAGACCTTGGATGGTGAGGTTACACAGTCTATTACTACTGGTGCTTCCATCAAGCTTACCAAAACCAACTTCTCAGGCTCTTTAAAGCCATTCTACGAGGGTTCTACTGCTATCGTTCCTACCGTAGCTGGTTACAAGCGTGGCTCTACTACAGTTCGTGAAGGTCGTTTGGTTCTCTTTGTTACCAGCGCCAATAAGTCAGGTACTGAGGTAACCCTGCAGGCTATCAACGGTAAGGCTAATGAGGAGGGTGCAGATTGCGAGTTCTTGGAGAACATGACTTGCCCGGATATTCCTGTTGGTACAGTTATTTTGGCAGCTTCTACAGCGCTCTCTGAATCTCAGATGAAGGTTCCTGCTGAGAACTACCAGCCACGTTCTGCTGATGTTTATCTCCAGAAGCGAGCATTCTCTATCGTCTTCACCGAGGACTTCGAGACCATGAAGAAGAAGATTCCTCATACCGTGAAGGATATGAAGGAAGATGCACTCAACAAGTATAAGATGCGTGCTGAGCGTTCTTACTGGATGGGTACCAAGGCTCGCATTCACTCTACCACAAATGATGGTGCTGATGAGTACACCTACTTCGCAGAGGGTATCTTGAATCAGCTGACCAACCAGTATGGCATCGGTGAGGTTTACAAGTACGAGGATTTGACCGCTATCAGTATGTTGATGTTCACAGACTTCTCCGAGTCTGACCATATCTATATGTTCTGTGGCAAGAACGCAATCAAGCGCCTGATGAACATTGAGATTCCTAAGGGTCGCACCGAGGTTCTTTCTACCCACAAGGAAATCGACATTACCTTCTCTCGCTACGTTGACAACTATGGTACTATTGATTTCGTTTGGGATCAGACTCTTGACATGATGCACATGGAAGACTGCATGGTTGGTATGGACTTGAAGGGCGCTCGCCACTACGTGAAGGAGAAGGGCAAGGATAAGACCAATGACATGAGCAAGGATGGCTACGATCCACGTGAGGCTAAGCGATACATGCACATTGAGGCAGATTGTATTGCTCTTCGTGGCTACAACTCTATCCTGGTCGGTCCAGAGGCATTTATCACCAATCTTGGTGTTACTGGTATCGTGAACAGCATCATATCTCTGAAGACTCTCCCTGATACTGCTTCTAAGGGCATGAAGGTGGCTTTGACAGAGGATTACACCAAGAATGAGACAACCTACGAGAAGGGCAAGGTTTACGAGTACGATGGTACTAAGTGGAACTTGTATGCCGGCATGGACGTTGCTGCATAAGGCATCTTTTTCATCTTTAACATATAAATCACGCAGAGGGGCAGGAGTTAATAGCCCTGTCCCTTTGTTATTAAAATAGAAAATAATGATTAAGACATATAGATATAACGAGCTGTGTAATAATGTAAGCCTTACGATTTCCGGTGCTGGCGGTAATTCTATGCGCTACAACTTTACTCATGGCAACACTTACATGCGCAAATGCCCAGAGCTTACTCTTCGCAACAAATATGCGCAAGACCTTTTGGATAACCATGAATTGGTAAGGAGCGGAAAGGTTACTTGTATTCGTACAACTCTTGAAGAGTCGGATATTGTGCAGGAAGAGGCGCTTGTAAATGAGCATGCAAAGAAGCCTGCAAAGAAAGCTCAGAAGGAGGAGGTATCTGGCATTCGCACAGCCGAAGAGGTTATCAATTACGTAAATAGCCGTTTTGACAAGGATTGCAGAACCCTTGAAACTGCCATGAAGCATGCAGACAAGGCTGGTCTTGTTTTCCCTGATTACGGCAAGGAGTAACATATATAATAAGGTGAAATGAAGGTAGAAGACATCATAAAGGCAGTTCGTTGGTGCATAGACGAGGAATCCAACAACTTCTCATCAATCACAGATGAGAAGGATGATTTGTATATGGACAACATCATCAAGGCAAAAATCAACGATGCCCTGCATTGGATTGCCGTTACCGCATCATCCTCTGTTGCATTGGTTGATTCCAAGAAGATAGGTACTTCTTCTGCCACCATCCAAGTGCAGGACTACGATACCCAGAGAAGCATCGGTGTCATTACGATGGATGCAAATACCGAGGTAATCAATATCTCTCGCATTCGTGGAAATGGCTGGTACAAGGCAGTTGAGCCAATAGAAGATACCCAAGATGAGGCTGTCATGATGTTTGATGATACGGCAAAGGGAACCATCGACCGACCACAGGCGGCTATCATGCGTGAGAACCCTCTGAAAATCCTCTTGCAGCCAAAGCCTACGGAAGCTGTCATTTCCTATATTGGTGTTCCGAAGAACGTAAGCACGACCGATTCTACAGATGTAGCTATCCCAGACCGCTTAAAGAATGCCTTCATCTACTATCTCGCCTTCTTATTGCTTTCAGCCTACGATGATACCAAGGCTACGCAAATGTACACGATAGCCTTGCAGCAGCTAGGCGTTAGTCAAACATCAAAATAATGAAATCATGGAGTATGTATCTACGAATTATAGCGAAGAAGAACTGGCATGGGTCTCCCCGGAGATAACCTTGCAGCGTGACATTTACCTGATGATTAAGCTAAAGCGCCCAGGGAAACTGGTAATCAGACAGGATAGGGGCGATGGCAAGAAACCGAGAGTTCCCATTCGTGCCCACAAGAACACCTGCGAGTTCAAGCTTCGTCTTCGGGTGATTCCCGAAATCATAAAGATTCAGATATTCACTTCATCAGAACCAAAAGAAATCAAATATGCCTACATTTAGAGAAGATCCAAAATTAGGTGGTATGGTGCCGATGATGAAAACAGACGACATCAACGACCAAGCCATCACGAAAGACAAGATTCGTGACGGCAATGTTACGACCGAGAAGCTGGCAGAAGGTGCAGTTTCTACGGACAAGCTACCTGATGGAGCAATCAAGACTTCAAAGATAGCGGATGAGAATATCACGACCGAGAAGTTAGCCGAAGGCGCTGTGGAAACTTCTAAAATTGCCGACCAGAATGTAACCAATGAGAAAATCGCCGACCAGTCGGTTGATGGCAGAGTAGTTCGTGAGGCATCCTTGGAGACCAAGCATTTCGCCAACGGATCTGTAACTACGGAGAAAATCAAAGACGGCTCAGTCACAAATGAAAAGGTAGCAGACGATACGCTTGGCATCGAGAAGTTCGACCCAGAGTTTCGCAAAACCATCCAAGCCGCTGCTGGTCTTCCAGATAATTTAAGTCAGATGATCCAAGATGTAGATAAGTCTGTCAAGCAACTGAAAGAGAAGGACATTGACCTCCAGTCTCAGATTAACGATAAGCAGCAGCAAATCACCGCCAACGATGATGATATTTCATTGTTGCAGACTCGCAGCACTCAGATGGAGGAAGCCATCAAGAAAATTTCCATAAGTGGTGGTGCAAGCAAAGCCTCAGCAGTAACATACGAGAACACAGAGAGTGGTCTTGATTCTGTAACTGCACAGGGAGCCATTGATGAACTTGCAAACAAGAAGTTCAATAAGGAGAATATTGCCCAAGAGTTCGGTGATTCAAAGGACAAGGTAGTCTCCCAATTTGCCCTTCCATTCAGAGAGATTGATTCTCCTGAGTTCATCAAGGCAATAGTAGATGCAGAAGATCACTTCTTATTTGGAATCCAGCTTGATGGTTCCATTGAGTGGGGCAAGGGTATTCCTGCACCAATAAAAGCAAAGTTGCAGGAGATTATCAATCAGTGCCAGCAGGATAAGACAGATGTTCTTGAAGCTATTAATACCGCCAAAGAAGAATTATCGTCAAGCATTACTGCATTACAAGAAGGCAAGGTTGACAAAGAGGAAGGCAAATCTCTCATTGAAGATGAAGTAAAGGAGTGCTTCAAGGTTATTGAGAATGAAGAGTTCATCCATGCAGTAGTAGATTCAGAGGATAGACTTATCTTCGCTATCTACAGAGACTCAGGGAAGCCTTATTTCCCACTCAATGAACTGTATCACGTTGAGCAGAATGAAGAGTTCTTCGCTGTCTGGCTTGATTCTGCTAACCATGTACTCTTTGGTATCAGAAGAGATGGAGAAATCATTGGTGAAATACATGCTGTCAATGCCTTGGAACAAGTTATATCTCAGCTTCAATCAGAAGTAGCTGCTTTGCAGAAAAAGTTAGGTACAATAGACACCAATCTCAAAGAACTCCTTGATGTTTTCTCTTTACAGGAGAATCCTGAGTATATGGCAGTAGAGAAAGATGCAGACGGAAAGGTTCTGTCTGCTACTTACAATGATGGTAGTCACTATTCTCACAACTTGAAATCTGAAACCATTGATAATAAGGTTGATAAAAAACAAGGCAAGTCTCTCATAGATTCTGATGTGGCTGGCGCTCATAGTGCTTTTGAAGACCCAGAGGAGAGGTTCAACATGGAACTTGATTCTGAAAGCAGAGTATTGTCTTATAGAGACAAGAATGGCATTAAAAATGAGAACGTAGGATTCAATACTCCAAATTATTATAAGAATGGAGAGAAATGTGAGTGGATAGAGGAGTCTGATGTTATTCCTATCGTGAAGAAATCAGATGATATTCCATTAAGCATTCTTGATGGTGTATCAAATCATAACACCCCAAACTTGATAGTTCCATCAGGTATTCAAAAGACTTTCAACGATGGAACTAATAGTTTTACTCCACCTAATGTTGGCTATGAAATGTCCAATCGCATAGAATGTGAAGCTGGAGATTGGTTTACTCGCACTGGTACTGCTACTGGAATGATTGTTGTTACTGATGAAAATGACAAGAATGGAAAGAGACTGTTTTCTGCTAGCGGAGGTATGCTTGGAAGTACATTCCAGGTTCCATCTGATTTAGTTTGGGTAAAATATATACGTATAGCAGTAGAAGCCTCTGCTGCAAAAGCAGGGGAAGTAGTAATCTGCAAAGGAAAGAAAGCATATAAGGGAGAATCAAAAGGAGATTTCCTTACCTTAGATAAACTTCGTGTTATGCAATCAAATATGCCTAAAGATTTGCGCTTTCTTAAAACGTCAAATGGAGACTATTATGAACTTTACATTGACGAGGAAGACTTTTCTGTAAAAGCCCGAAAGATAGACCCATCAGTTATAACAGAGCTTCCAGAGGATTTCCCTGTGTTTAATGCAAAGGGGGATTTCAGTAAATATTTCGACAAATTGACAGCAATGCCTTATGGGTATATGGTAGAACAAAATAAAAATGGAGTTACTGCATATCAGAAAATGGGAGTAAATGCTTACTATTATGCCGAGTTCAGAAAGGAAAAATCTCTAAGCGGTGAAGTTAGATTTGTTGCCATGCACCCTTACCTTTCTTACAAAGGAAGAAAGGGAGAAGTTGGGCTGACTATTTATGATAAGGATTTCAATGTCATTGAAACAAATATCAGAACATCCTATATTACACCAGATGCTCATGATTTTGTTTATATAGATGACAATCATGTTATAGTTGTAGGAGCACGTAACAAAAAATATATAACCATTACACAAGGAAGTGAATCAGTAAATATCTCGTCTGATGGTTTATATATATCTGAATTGAAAAAGACAAATGGGAGCTGGATTGAGATTGCATCATTCGAGGCTAATGATTACCCTCAGCTGCTTACAGATGGTATCAATGAGGGTTACAATCAAGTTAGAACACATTGGAATACTCTTCAATTAGATTATGACGGAAATTTAATTGTCAATATGCGTGACATGAATTGTTTCTGGAAAATCAAACGTACAGTTGATAGCAGTGGTAATATCACTATTGGTTCTAAGACTAAGGACTATAACGAAGCTGTTATTGGACGAGTAGGTGGAGTGTATAACTCTGCATATATCAATAGTAAGAGAGTTCTTGATGATGGATTCCAATTTACAGATATTCCTTCTTCTCTTAGAAGTCGTTCTTCTGACGAACCTCCATTGTGGAAATTTTATCATGAGCATGATGTTACTTATTGGGGAAAGAAGAATATTGGAGGAAAAGAATATCCTACATATATACTATTTGATAATAATATGTGGACGGGAGAATCACCTACTTCAAATTATTATGATAACAACCCAAGGAACAATTACGAAAACAATCCAGATGGAAACAATGATACGCATTTCATAAACAGTAAGTCTGATGGAGGTGCTTATGATAGCAAGATGGTTTCTCGCATAGTTCAATTAAGTATAGACTGGGATAATCATATTATCAAAGATTATAAAGTGTATGAAATTGAAAAGAAATATTCCTATACACGAAGTTCTGTTCAAATGTTTAATGAAGGAATATTGTTAATCTCATGGGCAGACCAAGGCTTTGTCGGGTTGTATGATTTCAATGATGAGGCAACTATAACAGAAGGAAAACTTTTGAAGAATGGCAAAGAACTATTCTCTGCACAAATTGGCTCATATAGAGCACATGGTTACAAATAATTTTTAAAAATAAAGGATTATGAATAAATGTTTAGTAACAAAATTAAATGGCACGGTTGATAATGATTCACTGATGCACATTGGCGAGTTCAGAATCAAGTTAGGAAAAGTATCTGACCCTACTAAAGATTCACAGTTGATAAAGATTGGTGTGGTAAGTAACACGGAACTTAGAATTGTTGGTGATGGTTATTTCACTGACAGCACTCTTACGCAAAACAAAGGTAAGAAAATTACTATTTCCCGAAATGACGAAGCATCAAATGAAGTATATGTAAGTAACGGAGATATAGAACTTGCAGTTATGAACAAATACAACTTATCTGAAATTGCTATGCCAAATAGTGAATACAATAAGGATAGGGAATTTGATTTGGATGAACTGAAATATTCAACATCTTTAAGAGCTATAGATGCCAAAGGCTCAAAAGTTTTTGGTAATTTAAATTCATTGTCAAACTGTACCAGATTCAGTTCTATAATATTAGCAGGTACATTAGTAACCGGCAACATTTCAGTATTTGCAAACAAAAACATGGGTGTTGTTAATCTAGATTCAACTGCTGTTGTTGGTGATATTTCAAATTTAAAAAATAGCAGCGATTTATCATTACTTCATGTTTCAAATACTGCTATTTCTGGAGATATTTCCATTTTAGGTAATAAAAATATCTTGAGATATTTGAGCATAGCCAACTCTGGTTTATATGGTGATATATCTGCTTTCAGAAATCACCAAAATATTAAAGAACTTGGTTTGAATAAGTTAAATTGTACAGGTGACTTGGCTACACTTCCTGACAATATACTATTTATTGACAATACGGAAGGAGGTGGAAAATTTAGTTGGAGTAATTCTACACGACAGAAGATCTTAGCAATGTTAAATATTAAAACAGATGATGCCGATAAGATACTTAATGCAATGGCAAATATGGAAGCAAAGTTCATTAATACTGATTCATGGTATCACACTATATCTTTGATTGGTTCTCGAACCTCAGCATCAGATACAGCAGTACAGACATTGCAGAGTAAGGGCTATACAGTCTCAATCACTCCTGCATAAGGTATAATAAGTTTAACATTAAAATAAAGAAAGGAAACAAGATATGAATAAGTTAACAAAGAAGTATAAGGTAGTACATGAGGGAACCAAGATGGTGTTCCCTCTCACAGAGGAAGGTGACAATGCTGAGGTGTTCCCAGCAGTGAATGCCACCGCAGTAGAGTTTGACACATACCCAGAAGCCAAGGCTTACGTAGATGAGCATAACTTGGCGTATGAGGAGCCAAAGTATGGGGAGTAAGCCATATAGATAAAAGAAAAAGGGTGAGTCGAAAGATTCACCCTTTTCTTTTGCAGCAAGCCTGCGCCAATCCGCCAAGCAAATAGCAAGCCTCCTCCCCATACATATCTATCATAAACACCTCCGAAATATGCTGAACCACATGCAGCATTTCGTGGCTGAGGCTATTCATATATTCAGCCTTCGAAGTGGACCATCCGATAACGACTACCGATTTACGAACATCAACATTAGAATAGGTTATCCCTTTGTTTGCTTCACCTTCGATCACGAGATTACAGGCATCTTCGAGAGGAATGCCGCTGCATCCTAAATCCCGAAGATGCCTTCTTACCTTCATGGCATCCTTTGAGTGAACATCGTACATTACGTGTACGGTCCAGTCATACCTATCTATGTAAATCTCCTGCTCTGTCATATTTTACAAAATGTCTTCCCAAGGAATGCCTGTGCCATTGAATGATGTATCTGCATAGAAGCGGTTGAAGATGAAACCATCCTGCTGATCCTCATCGTCCACGTAGTCTTTGATGAACTGAGCCATCTGCTTCTCTTCTGTGATAGACGATCCATAGTAGTCGGCTAAGCACATGTGTGCGATGTAAACCGCATCGTAGCCCACATTATTCTCCAGCACGATATTATTCTTCTTCAAGATTTCCTCAATATCATCCTTGCTCATCATGCGGATAGGCTTACCGTTCTTCCGCATCTGCTTGATTGCCCACTCACACATCTTCTTATTGAAGTGCCAGCCATTGTAGCGAAGATAAGCCTTCATTTCCTCTGGCTGATAATCGTAGGCGTTCAAAGATTGTCTGTATTTTGTTCCCATAATCTCAATCAATTTAAGAAAGGGGTATGCCCACTTTTGAGCACACCCCAAACTAGTTAGTAATCTTCTCCGTAATCACTTCTGTAATCACGTCCACGGTCGTCACGTTGGCGCATGTCGTCGTACTCTTCATGCTCTCGCATACCACTTCTGCCTCCACGACCTCTGTAATCGGGCATGCGGTTGCGCTCGCCGTATCGGTCACGTCTGCCATCACGCTTCATTTCGCCCAGGCAGTTCATCGCCTTATCCAAGTAGCGCAAGCCCTTCTCCACGTTCTCATACAAGCCATCAAACTTGTCTTCTGTAATCTCAACCATTATCATAATCATAAGATTTTAAAAGTGAATAGATAGGGTAGGAGATTACTTGCTTGCCACCTGTTCGAGCAATCCCATCATCCTGTCAAGCTTGCCCTCCATACCAGAAACCTTGCCTTCCAGCTTGGAAATCTTCTCAGCCTGTTCCTTCTCCTTGGCTATCTGGGGGTTGAGTTGCAGTAGCATTCCCTCACAAGAATCAACGACCCTCTTGTGGTAATCTACGCTCTCCAGTATCTCCTTGGATTGTCTCAGCATCGTATCGACCTCCGCACTCATGGCTTCCTTGTTGTCGCTCACCACAAGATTCTTGTCGTTCGCTATCTGTCCGTTGGCAGGTAGCTGCTTGAAATCCACCTCCTCATCGTTCAGCTTCACCTTCACATCAACCACAGTTTCCATAGGCTGAGGCGTGAAGCCATTGTTAAAGGTAGGGTATCTCGTCTGAGGGTTGCTCACCGAAACAACCTGACCGATCTTCAAGTTCGGGTTCTCGCCCTTGTCGAGCACATAGAATAAAGAATTTGTTCGTAGTCCTTGAAACATAATGTAATCTCCTATTATCTATTCTGTTTGTTAAACAATACCCGTCATCAGCTGAAGGGTGTTAGTGTCTCTCTCAAACCAGAGCTGAACCACTCCAGTTCCCGGCACGTCTGCAACCGTCAAAGCTTCACCATTGAACTTGGTTACAGCCTGTGTTACTCCGTTGGTCTCGAAAAGGATAGGCAGCGTACCTGTCGTTCCAGTCGGAATAGCCTGCATCAGATTCACGAAAGTCGTTCCCCTGTAGTTGGCATTCACGAAGGCGTGGTTTTTAAAGGTGAACACCACATTGGCGGTATTCACCTTCACGCCAGTAGAAGCGATAGCCGCCGAACCGTTACGATTCACCCAAGAAAAAGGTCTTAACCATAACATAGCAGCCTCCTTTCTTTAACCCCAAAAGCCGTTTGCGGCTGCATTGCAGCCATATAGACCATACTGAGCTGCTACACAATTAGGAACAGCCTGAAATGGTTGGTATGGTACGGTCACCGTATTTGGCTGGGCACATTTGATTGCGTTGACTTCACTCTGTAAACCAGCCAAAGCAGCGTTTACTGGTGCGAGTGACTGACCAACAATCTGGCTCATCATTGCAGAACTCTTATAGTTGCCATTCTCTTCTCTGAGATGGTCGATTTTGTCCTGCATATCCCTAAACTCAGCGGCGGTTTGACCAGCCTTCAATTCTGCTGTTGCATCCTTGATAGCGTTGTGCAAGTCACAAGTCTGTCTCTGAGTCTCGTAAGCCACATTAGAGAAGCCACGCTCCTGACCTACTGCCACGTTGTTGATGGCATTCTGCAAGGTTCCTGTCTGCTGGCAGATAGCCAATCGGTTCTCGCAGCAACAGTTTGCAATCTGCTGAGCAATCTGCATGTTACCCTGCTGCAAAGCATTGATGGTCTGCATACCGCTCATACCAACCTGATTACCTACGCTCTGAACCTGAGAAGTCAAGGCAGAAATAGCATTCTGAATCTGACCTTCAGTACAGTTGAGCTGAGTAGCGAGATTACTGAGAGCGTTACGATTACCGCCGATGGCATCCATCAAGAGGCTACGGCCGTAGTCATTGTTAATCTCGTTAGCGATACCTCCACGACCGTTGCCGCCGAAGCCGCCCCAGCCATTGCCACCCCAACCCATAAGGAAGAAGAGGAAGATAACCCACATGAACCAGCCGCCTTCACCGCACATTCCGTTGTTACCCTTCATGGCGAGAAGCACGTTTGGATCCACACCCTGCTTCTGGAGCAGAGGAGCAAGGAGTCCAAGCATTCCGTTTGAACCTCCGTTTTGGTTTTCACCAAAGATGTATGTCTTAGATTCTGACATAATAAATGATAGATTAATCGTTTCGTTCACTATTGAACTTGGTGCAAAGTTACGAAGAAAGCATGGAGCTGCCTAACTATGCTCAAATATTATTTTCAGCGAGGTAATTTTCTGAGTGCCAGTAAGATATACTGAGTAATCTGCTGCTCATACCATAAGCCCAGTCGTACCACGACTAAAATACCAATTCTCGAAAACAGTTAAATGATGTGAAGTGCCGATAAACAAAGGGGATTCCAGAGATAATACGTAGAACTGTCGTCGAGCCGTTGTTGACAGGTTTACGCTATACGGATTTCTTAACTTTTAAAATTGTGCTTATTCCGAAAAATCGTGCTATCTTTGCACTCGTAAGTTCGTGAGGTGAGAGGCACAAACAGACACAGAATCAATGGATTTTATCATACAATATATAATGCCCTGTCTGCACCTCTCACACTAGCGGATGGGGCATTTCTTATGCCCTTTCAGTTGAAGACTTATAAGCTATACAAACAATATTTGTGCAGCTTTAAAGATAGAAATTAGATAATCTGATAGGAACAACATTCCTGTCAGGTCACAGATTACACTTCTTGATGGTTAAACACTGAACGCAAAAATGCGTTTAGCTTATTAATCAGAGGATTGCGAAATGAGGGTGTGTCATAAGTCTATGGCGCACCCTTTTCGTTTTTTCTCCTTTTTCCAGATACGGAACTGAAAAAATTGTTTTTATTTACAACAAAGCCCAAACTTTCACAAGCTCGGGCTTTGCCTTTCCGCAAAAGATTTGTATCTTTGCAGAAAACTTCTTTAAGTATGGCAAATTTAGATAAAATTTCTGAATTATAAGCCAGTATAATAAAAAACTTCAATGATTTCCCTCGAATTGTGCGAAATTAGCCTTGTTTTTCGAGAAATCAAGACCACAACTGCAAAAAATCCTACTAACGTGCTCTGAGTCACAAAAATATTTATTATCTTTGAAGCAGTGTTCGTTAACTGATTTTTTAAACTTCAAAAATGTAGGCTTATGAAAGCAGTATGTGGTCTTGACGTGCACAAAGATAGTATTTTTCTTTGTATTTTGCACAGTGATGGTGAATTATTTGAGCAAGTTTTCGGTGTTTTAACATTTCAGCTGGAAGAAATGCGGAAATTGCTCCAAAAGCATCATGTTTTTGAGGTTTGTATGGAGAGTACCAGTATCTATTGGATACCAATATGGCGTGTGCTTTCTCCTCATTTTACTCTGCGTCTGGTAAATCCTTATTTCATCAAGCAACTTCCAGGTCATAAGAGTGATATCAAGGATGCCCAGTGGATAGCAGAATGTACATTGAAGGAATTGGTTAGGGGAAGTTTCGTTCCTCCAGAGATTATTCAACAGCTTCGCCAGTACGATCGCCGAATCTTTGACCTCAATGCGGAGATTGTCCGTAAGGTTTCCAAGGTGGACGGCGTACTCCAACGTTGCAATATCCGCTTGAGCAATTATGTATCCAACATCGAGTGTAAGAGTTACCGCGATGTCGTGCGCAGGCTCTCGGAAGGTGTCACAAATCCAAACGAGCTGATGAAGCTTGTTCATGGTCGCATTGTCAATCGTCATGGTGCGGAGACGATATTAGCCTCATTGACAGGCGTTGTCTCCCAGGCAGAAATAGATGTACTGCGCCAACTCCATGAGGAGATTGGCATCGCCGAGAGCCACAGAAACGAATGTCAGCAGAGAATGTTGGAGATATGCGAGAAGCATTTTCCAGAGGAACTCGAACGCTTGCAGAAAATTCCAGGAATCAAGGAACGTGCCGCAACATCATTGATCGCAGAGATCGGAACGGATATGAGTAAGTTCGAAACGGCAAACCACCTTGCTTCCTGGAGTGGACTGAGACCAAGAAATGACGAGTCCAACAAGAAAATCAAATCTCGTAAAATTACCCATGGCAATGTCTACCTCCGCAACACCATCATTCAATGTGCCTGGGCTGCCAGTCGTCAGAAAGACTGTTTCTTCAGTAGATTCTCGTATCACCAAACAATTGTGAGAAGAAAGAACAAAATGAAGGTGATTGTTGCTGTGGCGAGAAAGTTACTTGTCGCCGTATGGCATGTCTTACATGACAAGACAGACTATGTCGACTTCAAACCAGATCGTGAAGAATCCGCCAACAACGGATGACCATGATATACCTTCCATGATAAAGCTATTATCTTTGTGATGGGTTTAGACCTCGTTTGCAAATTAACTTAATGTCATGGGAGGCTATGGAAGTCAGTATGAGTAAAACTCGAAGAGGAAAGTATACTGATAATCGCATTTGCTATATAAGCAAGTGCAAGGGAGACATGCGCCTTTATTTACGAAGAAAAGGCAAACTCCCTTGTTTTAGTTACCTTGTGCGAGGGAAATCATTTTCGTTTTATAGAGGAAAGATACAAATAAAATCTGAAACTCGGCACGAATTGAGCTTTTTTCCTAACTCTTTCGATGATTATGTGCCAAAAGACAGCAAAGTTCGTATGGTGGATCGTATTGTTCGCAGTATGGACATCAACCCTCTCATGGATACCTATGATGGGATTGGTGCTCCTCCTTACAGTCCGAAGATGCTTCTAAGTTTAGTTGTTTTTGCCTATATCAATGGCGTTTATTCCTGTCG